CCCGCAGAAACTGGTCTTCGACGAGGTTGAGGATCGGACGAATCGTCACCGAACCCAGAGCGACCGCATGGGTAGCCACGGCTCCGCGTTCTACCAGGGCCGCAAGGGTGCGATCACCGGGGACCCGGACATCGACGACGTGCTCCTCCAGTACATGCGGCCCCCTGGCGGGGTGGTGGTTTAGCGTGGCATCGGGGAGACCACTTCATTTCTTCTACGTGGAGTTCAAGCAGCTCGTCACCGAGGACGAGGCGGTGGACATCTACGACGAGGATCTGAGCGAGCCCGTGTTCGTGGATGACGACGACGACAAGGTGGGCACCCTGCTCCGTCCGGAGGGGGCCACCCTGCTGGTCAAGGCCACTATCGAGGTCCAGGACTTTGAGTCGCTGCGACAGGTAGCGACGGGCAACGCCCCGGACAGCAACACCAAGCTCTTCATCCATCGCCGGGACCTGAAGCGGGCGGGGCTCCTGAACGCGACGACCGGCGATGTGACCCTGATCGTCAACGACCGGGTGAGCCGGATCCTGGATCGGTTCCGGCGGCCGGCGGTGTCGTTCGCGCGGGTGCCGGTGTACGTGGTGGAGGTGCGGCCCGCGGTGCTCGAGCACGGGCTGAACTTCTGGCAGGTGAACCTCGACACGCGCAAGCGTGGGTACGCGACCTGATGGGCGATATCAAACTCACCGGCGACTGGAACAAGGCGTTCCGGATCATGAAGACGCTGCCGGAGAAGATGGAGCGCGCCCAGACCCAGGCGACTGCGATGGAGGCCCACCTGCTCCGCAAGGAGATCGTGGAGGGCATTACCAACCAGGCCCCGGGTGGAAAGTCGTTCCGGTCGCTGTCTCCGCTGACGCTGGCCCTGCGGAAGTTGCGGGGATTCAGCGGCACCAAGGCCCTGATGCGGCGCGGTGACCTGCGAAACAACGTGAGCGTGTCGCATATGTATCTGGGTGGCATGGCCGCCTACTTCGTGGGGTTCAAGCGGTCTGCGGTTGGCCGCTCCGGGCAACCGCTGGTGAACGTGGCTGAGAAGTTGGAGTACGGGGTGGACGCCATTGTGGTCCCCGTGACCCCGGCGGTGCGGCGGCTGTTCCTCGCGCTCTTCATCCAAGGACTGATCAAGGCCCCGCTGAAGGGGAGCACGACGACGCTGGTCTACAGCATCCCCGCTTTCCCGTTCCTTGAGCCCGCGTTCAAGAAGTGGCGGGTGGGGTTGGAGCGACGGTACGCGATGCGTGTGGCAGGGTTGCTGAACGGCGTGGCAGGGAGCCCATAAATGGCAGTGCCAACAATCACCTCCGTGACCCCCGCTACCGGCCTGAGCCACGGGAACTACCTGGTGACGATCAAGGGTGCGAACATCGCGCTCCCCCACGAGCCCGCGGCGACGGGCCCCGCCGGCGACCTGACCCCCCATGTGGAGGTGTTGTTCGACGGCGTGGCGTGCGACTGGCGCTTCACGGGCGTGATCGATGACCCGGACGGCGCGGCGGGGGATAGGATCCTCTGGTGCCGCGTGCCGGGGGGAATGCCAGCGATCTACGTGGTGGACAGGCGGACCGGGGACGTGAAGGGCGCGGTGGACATCACGATCACCAACCTGGACGTGGACGGGGACCCCGTGACCGGCGAGACGGTGACCGCGGGCGAGGCCTTCTCCTACGAGTACCCGGATCTGAAGCAGGACTGCATGGTGCTCCGCGTGGTCCGTGACCTGGTGCAGAAGCTCCGGCGCCAGGTGCTCCGGAACGTGGTCACCTCCGTCCACACCGACTACGACAATGTGGTGGACGGGTCGGCGGTTGCGCAGCTTTCCGAGCTCCCGGCGATCAGCCTCAGTATCCAGGGGATCCCGTACGACCGGATGGGCATGACCCAGGAGCGGGATGTCGAGGATCGGGACGACGACTACGGGAGCGTGGAGATCGAGACCCCGGAGACGGTGGATCTGCGGTTCCAGCTGATCGGGGTGGTGGACAACGACAAGCACCTCCTGAATCTGCCGGCCGCGGTGACCAGATTTTTCAAGGCGAATCGCACGCTGACCGTAGCAGCCGATCCCGACGACGCGGACCGGGGCGAGAAGGTGTATCCGCTACTGCCGGATTCGGAGATGGTGTTCGGGCGTGCGAGCGGGAACAGCAATATCCAGTTTTTCCGGCAGACGTGGTTGGTGAAGGAGATCGACGTGGAGAGCTTCCTCCCACAGGTGATCAGCGGCCTCCTCGGTAGCGGCGAGGACGGGGAAGTGAGCGATATGGAAGCGCAGAAGATGGCTGACGAATAGCATTTGAAAATCGCTCTTGTGAGCGGTGGATCGGAATGATACGTTATCGGAAGAACGACGGAGGACGCTACCATGGGTAACAACGCTCTGCTGTCAAGCAAGGTAATCTCGTTCGAGAAGGCGGCCGCCCGCAAGCTCGGGAATCGTGGTCAGACCGGGGTGACCGCGTTGGAAGGGACGGCGGGACGCGGCCCCATTGGGGTCGGCTTCGCGTGCTACAGCTTCGCAGAGGTGCTGGCGAAGTACGGCGGGTTCGGCGCTGACTACACGCTGATCCTGGCTGCGTGGCAGTTCTACAAGGAGGTTGAGGAGGGCACGAAGATCTATTGCCTCCGGACCGTCCACTACGACAGCATCCTCACCGGCGTGCACAGCGCGGCGAAGGGGACCCTCACCCTCCAGACTGCGGCGGTGGCACCCTCTGCGGCGGTCATCGACGGCACTGTGGCAGGCCCCTGGCTGGTCCAGAACGGCGAGACCCTCGTGGGTTCGGTTGATGCGGACCCCGACAACACCCTGACCTTCGCGGGGACCTCCGCGGCGGCGATCGCTGTCCCCGCCCCGAGTCCCTACCCGTGGACCCCAGCGGTGGCCACGACCCTCATCGTCGTGGTTGGTTCGGATCTCACGAAGACCCAGACCCTCACGATCCCAGGCGACGGGGCAACCCCGTACACGACCTCCGGCGATGTGGCCGACGCGATCCAGGCGCAGCTCCAGGATGCCTACGCGTTCGAGGGCGCTACGGTGCCAGCCCTGACCCTGGAGACGGGACAGCAGGGATCCGGCGCCCGCATCCGCGTGACGGGCGGGACCGCTGCAACGACCCTGGGCCTCACGGGCGCAGACGAGAGCGGGACGGGCAACGTCCCGGACCTGAGCGCCGTGACCTTCGTCGAGTTCAAGGCGCTGGCCGAGGCTACCTTCGAGGAGGCCGTCCCCGTGGGCGTCACCGCGACGCAGAACGCGAACCTCTCGGCGCGGATCTCCACCATCGACACGGGCGTGGCGGCGAGCTTCAAGTTCGACGCGACGAGCACGGCCCTGGATCGCTTCGGGTTCGACAGCACGCTCCACTCTGGATCCGACACCTCGCAGTCCGGCACCGTGCTCCTGACCGCCAAGTGGTTCGGCGCGGATTCGGACGGAATGAACGTGGTGGTCGCTGACGGCTCCAACGGGGACGCCTCGTACTTCGACGCGACGATCCTGGTTGGCGGCGTGATCCTGGAGACCTTCCCCAACTGCGTGGTGGACACGACGAGCGACGACTACGTGCTCACGAAAATGAATCATGAGGTCAGCGGATCGGATCTCGTGGTGGCGTCTGACCTGGCCGCTGGGCTGGGGACTCCGACCCTCGACCGCCCGGTCAACATCACCTCCGCGATGTTCAGCGGCGGCGCGGATGCGCTGGCCGGGATCGTGGACGACGACTTCCTGGGCTCCGCGGTGTCCGAGATCGGGCTCTACGCGCTCGACACCGTGACGGACTTCGACCTCCTGGTGATCCCGGAGCAGACCTCCGGAACCCTGCAGAAGGGCGTGGTGGACTACTGCCACGATGTCCGGAAGTGGAAGGTCTTCCCCGTGCTCGGGACTCCGGAGGGCCTGACCGCTGCGCTGATGGTCGCACACATCGTGTCGGCCGGGATCGAGAACTACCAGGAGGAAGGCGCGATCTTCTGGCCGCGGATCAATATCGCCAACCCGGACAAGACCATCTATGGCGACGTGGAGGAGATCCTGGTGGATCCGGCCGCGTCGGTGGCCGGGATGATCGCGAGGGTGGATGCGCACCGCGAGGGCGGGATCTACGACGAGCCCGCTGGCGAGGAGCTCGGCTACCTGAAGGGCGCGGTCGGCCTGGAGATCCTCGCCAACCGGGAGACTGCGGAGAGCCTGAAGGAAACCGCACGCGACATCGTCTACCCGCGGCGGATCAACCCGATCTGGCAGAAGGAAGGCGGGCAGGTCTTCGTGGACGGCCACTACAACTTGAAGGGCACGAACAACTGGGTGACGATCGCCCAGCGGCGCGGCACGGCGAGGATGGAGAAGATCATCGACGCGGGCCTGGACGTGTTCCG